TCAATAAGCACTCAAGAGGCTGCAGGCACGTACAGAGCGCTTGCGGATGCCATGACAGACATCACTCAGCAAGGCGGCGGTGGCTCACTGTCGCGCCTTACAGGGGGTGCATTCCACATAGGAATGAAAGAGGAAGATGTCATTGAGGCTATCCGAGATTACAAAAAACAGTTTATTGCGGCAAATGGGGGCGGCCAAATTGGCACTGCGGCGCACGCACGCCTTCTTGAACAGGTTGGCCTAGGGGCAGGCTCGGAGCGTGCTTTTGACTTGTCTAAGGAACAATATTATAGCCGGTCGGATCAATTCGTGCGCTCGCAAGGCACAATCGACAATACCGCTGATTTGGGGGCTAAAATTGCCGTTTTGCAACAACGGTGGGACAAGTTCAAAGATGATCTTGCGGGCGACTGGGCTGGGCCTATCTCTACGGGTATCGACAAAGCAAACGCATCCCTCAAGGAGTTTACAGCATCCATATCGGCTGAAGTTAAATTTGTTGAAAATCTTAAGGGTGGATGGAAACTGATGGCAGAAGCTTTGGCCGTTTTGGGGGCGGTCATCGTTGTGTGGACTGCCCCATTCGGTTTGGCAGCCGTTGCGGTTGGTTCTTTGGCTTTTGCAATTGATGATCTGGGGCGCGCATTGCGTGGGCTTCCCTCTTATACAATGGATGCCGTACATGGTTTTCAGCTTATGGCGTCCGACCCCAAGCAGGCGGCGCACAATATCTGGAACCGAATCACGAATAGCCCTGCTGGCGATGCGGCGGATTATGTCGACGCTGCGGCTAATCGTTTGAAAGAAAAAGCTTGGTTTGAGGATATGAACAAACGTGCGCTTGCGCGCGCATCGGAACCCGAGCACATCTTGCCGCCTAGTATCACGCAAAACGTTACAGCTTCCATCACGTCTACGGCGAGCGCTGAAGATCTGCAAAGGGCATTCCATAAGCAGAATCAAGAGTCGCTTGACCGTGCGTTTCTTTCGTTGGCTGGGAGTCCTGCGTATTAATGGCAGATGATTTAGACATCCTTGCGGCCGATATCCAATCTTACATTGTGGCCCCCATGGCTGCTTTTGGACTAGGCGGTTTTGTTTTTGATGTAGAGGGAGAATCTACATCATCGCTTCAGTCGGACATAACCGACAATTATTCAGAAGATAATTTAGCTTCGAATGATCATATAGCCCGAAAGCCCAAAAAGCTGACGCTCAAAGGCTATGTCGGCGAATTATTCTATGACGCTAACACAGGCATTTTTGCCACATTGCAAAATGTTGAGCAAAAGCTAACGGTGATTGCCGCTTTTATTCCGCAAGTCAGCGCATCCATATCGCAATTGCAGGCTGCAAATACGCCTCCCAGTACAATTTCTGATCTGTCTTTGAGCGATGCCGCCGATATTTACGGCATTGTCAAAAATTTGCTTGGAAGCATAACGGGCGACACGCCGCGCCAACAGCAAGCCTACGCTTATTTTCAAGCGTGCTGGCAACAAGGGATTCTTATGGGCGTCCAGACACCTTGGACTTTTTTGACCAATATGGCGATCGAGGACGTCACGGCTATTCAAGGAGAAAATACAAAATACATAAGCGATTTTTCTGTGCGCTATAAACAATTGCGTTTTATCCAGACTAAAACAACGGCCTATCAGAATTCAAATTACGCCGCCTCTTCGCCGGATCAACAGGTGGCAACAGACGTGCAGGCAGAAGACCCAGGATTGCAAGGCGCGGCTGCGGTTCAAGCGCAAGATCCAACTTCAATAGGAAACGTGCAAGGTGCCGCTCTTCCCGATGCTTCTTTACCGGGTGCTCAGGCTAATATTAGTGCTGTTGATGATTTATCTCCGCAGGCCAATCAACCGGCCTTGCAGGCATTCCGCGCCGCCAATGGCTTGCCGACACCTCCCATTGATAAATACTATAATGGGTTAAGCTCAATCTATGTGAAAAGCTAATGCTGTATATTAATCACCTTACGGATGATGCCCAGCAACAAACCTACATAACGGGCATTCCTGACATTACGATCAATTTCACTCTTCGCTTTTTGCCGCGAATCCAAACGTGGATCATGGGCGTTTCTTATAATGATTTCAGCGCACAAGGCATCCCCGTTACAACGTCTCCAAATATCTTGCGCCAATTCAGGAATCAAATTCCTTTTGGCATTGCGTGCGTTACAGCTTCAGGTCTTGACCCGTACACAGTGGAAGACTTCTTAACTCAAGCAAGCAATTTGTATTTGCTGAACAGCACAGATGTTCAATTGGTTGAGGTTGGATTTTTCCAATGAGCACAAAATTCGGGCGTAACTATCGCATCACAATCGACCCCAAAGACGGCGGCCCCGTTATTTTGATTACGATGCCTTTCACAATTCATTTCTGGGTTCAGCGCAATACTTATTCTGACCTCAACAATCTAACGATCGACATTTATAATTTGTCGGAAACTAACCGCAACCGCATTTTTCAAGATCGATACGATATCGGCGTTAAACAATCAAACGGCGATTTTGTTGGCCGTCAGATAAAATTTGAGGCGGGTTACGCCACGCTTTACCAAATTTATGATGGAACCATTTACCAAGCAAGTAGTGCGCGAGAAGGCACCGATATCGTTACGCGTATATCCGCTATGTCGGGTAATTTCGATGTAGCAACCACGCAAACCTTTCAAACAATATCGGGTTCTCAAACGCTCGGTCAAGTTTTCAAGGCTTTGATTGGACAGTTTCCAAATCTTCAGGTGGGGGCAATTGGCGATTTCTCAGTGGTGCGTCCTCGCCCTTGGGTCATTAATGGCAACGTTTATAATTGGCTTAAGCAGCACAGTAACCAAAATGTTTTTGTCGACAACGGAAAGGTTTACGTTTTAAAAACTGCCGAAGTTTTAGACAGCCAAGTCATATTGCTTGATGATTCGACGGGGCTTTTAGAAACGCCTCGGCGCGATGATGGTTTTTTGTCGATAACCACTTTGCTTGAAGCTGGGGTTAGCGTAGGAACACAAGTGGCCGTTCAATCGACTGTTCAATCCGCCTATAATGGGCAATATAAAGTTGCTGGCGTTCAGCATCAAGGCGTTATATCGGGAGCCGTTAATGGGTCATGTCGCAGTGTTTTTAGTTTGATTGCGGCCGGTTTTTTTAAGCAAGGTCTTGTGAAGGTCAAGCCGTCATGAATCCCATTATTCCAACCATTCAATCAGTAAACCCGCCTTCCAAAACAACGATTATAGACGCGCAAAAACGCGATATTTTACGAGAACTTAACTGCGTAAAGATAGGCGTGATTGTCAGTTATGATCCTGGCGAAGTTGGCATAAGGCCCCCCACAGCAAGCGTTCAAATTGCTCAAGAACAAGTCACCAGCGTCGACACAGATGGCAACAAAACTTTCGCATCCTATTCACCCCTTGAGTTGGTTCCCGTTTATTTTCCAGGTGGAGGGGGCTTTTCACTCACCTTTCCCGTCAATGTGGGCGACGAATGCTTGCTCCTATTCAACGATCGACAGCTTGATAATTGGTATTTAAACGGAGCAGGAAACCCTCCCACGCTCAACAATTTGCATGATTTATCCGATGCAATTGCTCTTGTGGGTATGCGCTCATGTCCGCGCGCGCTTGGCAGTGTCTCCACAATATCGACCCAATTGCGCAGCGATGACGATTCGACATACGTTGAAGTCAAAACAGGACAGATCGTTAACATCAAAGCGCCGGGCGGTATTAATCTTAACGGCGTTCTGATTGATTCGGTCGGAAACGTCATTATTCCGCAAACGCTCGTTGTTGAAAATCTACTCGGTGCTTCCACACCATCGAGAGTGTCCGGCGAATTTATGGTAACAGGTGGCGATATTGTAGCCGATAGTATAAGTTTGAAGACACATGTTCACGGCGATGTCAGTTCAGGGCCGGACGAAACAGGGGTGCCGGTATGATTTTTCGCAATCTTGATGAAAACAACGACTGGGAGTTTGGGCAAGGAAAGACCAACTATCTTTCCGGTGCGCCAGCCATTGGTCTCAATCTAAAAACACGCATGCTTAGTTGGGTGGGTGACTGCTTCTTTGCCACAAAAGCCGGTATTGATTGGGCAAATCGTCTTGGCAGTAAAAACCAATATGCTTTGCTCATTGCTGATTTAAAGCGTTTGACGCTTACAAGCTATGGCGTAACCGGTCTGACGTCTTTCAATGCTTCACAAGTTGTGCGTGCATTGACGGTTGATGAGGCCGTTAATACGTTCTACAGCCAAGCCTATTTGCAGAGTTTAGCGCAAGGAAACCAAAATGCCTGACGTATTCGATGCCACTGGTTTAACCGTCGCGACAGCTTCCGAAATTACCGCAACGCTTACAAGCGGCTTTCAGGGCATTTATGGCGCTGACATTAATGTTGATCAGAACAGCCCTGATGGGCAGATGATTGGCATTCTGACCCAAATGGCCGTTGATATCCGAGAATTGCTTGTAGAAATCAACGCAAGTTTTGACCCTGATACGGCCGTGGGTGTTACCTTGGCGCAGCGCGTGGCAATTAATGGCGTTACAGTCGACGGCGCGACATACACGGTTTTGCCTGTCGATATCACGATGAGTAAAACAGCCATTTTGGCGGGCCTTGATGGCAACTACAACAGCGCCAATGGTGTGGGTTATACGGTCAGTGACGGAAACGGAAACAACTTTATTTTAGGCGCTACGACAACCTTGAATGCTGGCGTGACTACGCTCGATTTCCGCGCACAAAACATTGGTGCTGTGAGTGTCGACGTCAATACAGTCACGGTCCCTGTGACAATCGTGTCCGGGGTTACTTCTGTGAACAATAGCAGTTCAGCCATTACGGTCGGGAACTCTGGGGAAACGGACGTGCAATTGCGTGTGCGCCGCCAAAAAACGGTTTCCGTAACGTCAAATGGTTATCTCAACGGCTTAACGGCGGCTCTTCTCGCTCTTACGGGCGTTACGAGCGCGGCGGTTTATGAAAATGTCACCGATTCTGTGGACGCGAATGGTATCCCGGCGCATGGCATTTGGGCGATTGTGGCGGGCGGATCAAATGCAGATGTCGCCAATACAATTTACATGAAAAAATCAGACGGGGCGAACATGAAGGGTTCGATCGTCGTCAATGAAACAAGCCCGGCTGGCGTTATTGTCCCTATTAAATTTGATAACCCAGTGGCAGAGCCTTTGTTTTTGGCTTTTACAATCAAGCAAACAACGGCGGGCTATTCCTTTAATCAGACGGCGATCAAAGCTTATATTGCTGCAAATCT